GCCGTCATCACCGAACGACCGACAGTCGTTGAATCGCTGATCTGCGAGGCCGTATGCGTGTGGCTCGACGACGCCTTGCCATCCAAGGCGGTCTGGAGCCCCGTCACGTCCGCAATGGCGTGAGCGTGCGAAGCCGCGGCCTTCCCGTCCAGCGCGGTCTGCAATCCCGATACGTCGCTGATCGCGTGCGTGTGAGCAAGCGGCGTTCTTGCGTCGGACAGCCTGGCGTCGTTGCCCTCGCAGACGGTGTTCCCAGCGCTGCCGAAGTTCACCCTCACGGTAAACGTGTCGGCAGGGCTCTCCGTGACGGTGATGCCGTCGCCAGAGACGACGTTGACGTTGCCGCCGCCACCCGCTCCGCTCGCGCCCTGCGGGCCCGGCGAAACAAGCTCCATCAGGATCGGGCTCGTCTCGAGCGACAGGTTCACCTGCGGCGCGTCCAGAATCATCAGCCGCCAGCCCGTGTTCGTCGCGCTCATGGGATCGTCCCCCGCGCGGCCTCGCGGCCCACCGTGACAGCGCCCTCCCACAGCGAGTCGACCAGCCCGCCGGGCCACTCCATCTCGCAGTCATGCACGAACCTACCCGCGTTCGCAGCCGTCACCGACTTCGGAAGATGGAACGACACGACGCCGTTCACCGTGTCCACCGTGATGCGGCCGTCGGTCGTCGACATCGACGCCGTCAGCGTCGACGAGTCGAAGCTCGGCCGCATCGCCCAGCGGAACACGCAGCCCGTCAGGTCGATCGGCGCGCCGCTCTCGTCGCGCATCCGGATCGAGAATCGCCAGTCCGCGCCAGCCTTGATCGCGGCGTTCCAGACGGGGACGAGTCGGGTGTTGATCGCGTCGCAGGTCATCGTCGCCTCACAGTCCGAAGATCCCCTTCAGCGCCTTCGCCGAGATCCGAATCTCTGGCCTCTTGCTCCGCCTCGCGAACGGGTGGAAGTCGTCCACCTTGAACGTCCGACCCTTGCCGCCGCCGTGCGCGTTCGCGATCAGGCACATGAGCGACGCCGTGTGGTTCCACTCGCTCCGCGCCTTCGCGTCGTGCATCCACGCGAGCTCGCGCAGGGTCCAATCGTCGGGGCTCAGTCCGACGATGGCCGCCGACTCGGCCACGAACCGCCAGCAGTCGGCGCCAGCTTCTCCTCCACGAGCGCCTCCATCCTGTCGCGCGCCCGATCCGCCTCTTGATCCGCCGCCTCCAGCAACCTCTTGAGCGCGGCTCTCTCGCGAGGGTTCGGGAAAAAATCAACGAGCGCCCCGAGCATCGACTTCACCGCGCCGTCGAGCGCGTCGCCCGCCATCGCGGCGCCGAAATCCTCGTCGCTCACGCCGAGCGCGTTCGCCTGATCGCGGCACAGGACGTAGATCACGTCCACGAGGAGGACGGGGTCGGACGCGAGCCGCTCCAGCACCCCCGGCTCGCGCCCGCCCTCCGCGTTCCTCTTCTCCGCAACCTGCATCAGGTCGACGCCGAGCGCAGACCGCACCCGCTTCACCGCTCCGACATCCACGCGGACAGCCCAGTACCGACCCGCCGAGTCCTTGAATCCGTGCATCGTTCAGATTCCTCCTATCAGGTAGGCGTGTGCCAAGCCGGGTTGCGCGAGACGTACGCGGGCTTGCAGGTCACGCTCACCGTCTGCGTGTCCTCGAGCGGCTGCTCGATCGAGAAGCCCGTCACGGTCCAGTCCGCGATCAGGCCCTCGCCGCTCGCAGCGTCGAGCACCGCGAGCGCGATGATCGTGTTCGACATGAACGCGACTTGGAACGCATCCACGTCCGCGTCGGTCACGTCGAAGTTCATGTTGAACTCCAGCGTCGCGCTCTTCAGCGTGCCGAGCGTGGTGCGCCAGCCGCCGGCCGCGCGAGTCGAGGTGTCGGCTTCGCCCTTCTCCATCGAGAGGGTCAGGTCCCGCACGTTGTTCACCGCAGTCAGTGTTCCCATCGCCGTGCCAACTGTGCCGCGGCGAAGCGATCCCTCGAGTCCAACACGAATAGGCATTTCTCATCCCTCCTGTTCATCCGGCGGCGCGAAGCCGCGCGGTGACAACCCCTGTGAATACGCCATGCTCCTGCATGTGAGCGGGCGAGACCATCGGGTCGATGGTCACGCCCACGCACACGAATCCCGTCGTTCCCGCGCGGAGCGCGTACAGCGCGTCCGCCACCTTCTCCACATCCGCGCTCAGGAGCGCGATCTCCGCGTCCCGCTGCGTCTGGTCCACCTTCCGCTGCACCATCACATCCACCGAGTAGTCGATCCGCTCGGACACACGCGTCTCCGCGCGGCGCTCGATCGCACGCGGCATCACCGTCAGCGTCAGCGACAGCAGCTCCTCGGGCTTCCGCTCCGGCCAGAACGAGCGGACCGCCGTGTACGCGCCCGACAGCCCGAGCCCCGTCACCGCCGCGAGCACCGCGTCTCCGACCTGTGCTGGCGTCGCCGTCATGCCGTCACCCTCAGCTTCGTGTGCACGCGGATCAGCAGCCGTGCCGTGTCCGCGTACTTCCACTCCTGCTCACGCCCTGGCGCCGTCACCTCGTAGGTGCGCACGGTTCCGTCGCACGAGCGCTCCTCGATCAAGTCGCCCTTCGCGGGGACCACGGGCAGCGCGCCCAGCACGAGGTCGCACGCGCTCACCACGAAGTCGCGGCTCTCCCAGCGCAGCACACCGTGAGAGTCCTCGACCTCGAACACCGTTCGGCCGACCGTCGCGGGAATCCTGACGCTCTCCGAGCCGCGGATGTACACGACATCCGCCGACAGGGCAGCGCGCATCGCCGATGCCACGAGCGCGCTGCCCTTGTCGAACAGGTTCCCCATGACGGTTCAGCCTCACGGATTCAGGAGAGCGACGACCTTCGTCGCGCCGTTGCCTGCGGCGGCGACGGCACGGCCGAAAACCTTGTGCGTCGACGCGGTGATCGTGGCCCGGCTGTTCGCGACATCCCAGTAGAGGGTCGCGCCAGCCGAGACAACATCGGTCGAGAGCTTGTTGATGTTGAAGACGCCGCGCACCGCGAGCGCGCCGAGCGTGTTCGCGGCGATGTCCTTCTCCGCGACGCCGACGAGGTCCGCCTGCACGATGACCGAGCCGGCCGAGACGGCCGAGCCCGGGGTGTAGTCGATGTAGTTGCCTTCTGCGAGCTTGTCTGCGATTGCCATGTCTGTCCCCTTTTGCTTTCGTTCGTTTCGTTTGCGAGGCTCGGGGCGGGGCCGCGCTTGTCGGCCCCGCCCTCCGCCGTTCGATCACTCATCAGGCGCCGGCCATCTTCACGCCGCCGCGGTACTCCTGCTTCGCAACGCCGAAGTCGTGGAAGCCGCGCATCTGGATGCCAAGCAGGTTGAAGTCCGCGTCCGCGGTCTCCACGGTCGGAGTCTCCACGCCGTTGAGCAGCGCGACCTCGATCGTCGAGAGGACCATCGGATCGGCGAGCAGGTACCACGCCGTCGAGCTGTTGCCCGTGAGCGAGGCGTTCGACAGGTAGGCCGAGTAGACCACCGAGAACTTGCCCGCGTGCGGGTTGCCGACCACATCCTTCGACGAAGAGGTCGGACGGAGCTCGAGGCTCGACATCAGCTGCGCGGCCTTCGCGTTGAGCGCGGTCGGCACGAGCAGGATGCTCGGAGCGATCGCGAGCGGCGAGCCGTCGGGATCGGTCTGGTCGAGGAACGCCTGCTCCGCCTGCGTGAGCGAGTCGACGCCGAGCGCGGTGCCGGCGCCCGTCTTCAGCGAGCCGTTGCCAGCCGTAAAGAAAGAGCTGTTGTCGAGGAACGCGCCCCAGAAGACCTTGTTCATCTTGAGCGCCGCGCCGCGGCCGATCCGCTGCGGGAGCGAGGTCAGCGCGCCGAGGTCGTCGTTGATGATGTCCTGGCGCGTGACGGCGAACATCTTGCCGTAGGTCTTGGCCTGATTCGAGTAGCCCGTCTCGCTCACCTCGCCGTGCTTCAGCTCGCCGTTCGCCGCGACCTCGTCATACTCGAAGCCGCCGTTGAGGCGGTACGAGGTCACCGACTTGAAGTCGTTCACGGCGCGGATCGAGGCGATCGAACGCCACGAGCTCTCGACGGCGTTGAAGCCCTCGAGCACGAACTTGTTGGCGGTGTTCGACAGGATGCCCGGGAGCGACAGGCCGCTGAAGCCTGCGCGGAGCACCTCGCGCTCATGCCCACGGAACGATCGGCCCGTGTAGCCGTTCGCCCACGCCGCCTCGAGCAGGAGCTCCTGGAGCCCGATGCCGCGCTTGAAGCGCTTGTCGGCGGCCTCCAGCGTCTTCGCGTCGAACCGCTTCTCGACCGAGCGCATGCCGCCGGCCTTGCAGAGCGCGGCGACGAGCACATCGGGGGTCGCGGAGTCGTCGCCCTTGATGTGCGCGGCGGGAGCGCCGAGCACGGGACGCGATGCGCGGAGAGCCTCGAGCTCGGTCTTCTCCGAGGTCCAGCCCTCGGCGATGGCCTTCGCCTCGATCTCGGCGTTGCCGCCCGCAGCCTTGCGGACGGACGCGATGCGGGATGCCTCGGCGGCAGCGGCGGCGCGAATCTCGCTCACCGTTGCGGCCACATCCGCCGCGCCATTGGCGGCGGTGACCTCATTCTTGTCAGCCATGATGTTCCCCTTGAGTCCTTCTGCGGGATCGCCCGCGATCTCAGCGGCACACGCCGC